TAGTGGGTTGTATGACGGATGTTGCGTCAGGGGTTGGGTTGGTTTGGTCGGTGATGATTTCCCAATTCTTTGTGGGAGATTCTTTCTTTGGCTGCTCTATGGGCTTTGGCGAGGGCTCCTCTTCGACTTTTGGAAAAGCCTCCAATTTACCCTCCAAGCTTCCAGGCTCCAGCTCGTTTTCATCCGTGTTTTTTTTTTTTCACGGTTGCTTTGTGTTCCTCAGGAGCTTTTTCTCCTACATGAGTGTCATCGTCCGAAGACGCGGAAAAATGCTCGTGTGAATACAAGCTTCCAGTCTGAACAGATTCAGAGCTTCCCAGGATGGAAGATGACCCCCCTCCCATAGATGAGCTGCTAGAGGAACTTGCAGAGCTGCTAGATCCGCTAGATCCGCTCTGGTCGGTTAAAGAATCGTCTACATCATCATCGCTTTCATAGTGTTTTGAAGCTGTGCTTTTTGGTGCGCTGCTGGTTGATGTTGTATTGGTAGTTTGTTGTTCGCCACTAGTTGTTGGCTGATTGACTACCGGCTCTTCATCTGGAAGCGCATTGCATTCCCTTCTATGCCTTTGAAAGACTTGTTCTACCTTTTTCTTATTCCCGCAATAACACTCGCAAATACATAGACCAGCGTTTTGCCTTCTTTCTGTTTTCTTTGCGTGCTCAGCGCGCCTTTTCATTACCGAATCTATCTTATCGAATAACTTGCTAAGACTGAAACTAGTAACAACAAAACCAGTTATTACAGTTACAGATTTACCCAAATAACTCATACTGTTCCAATACTTTGGAATAGTACATAATCCGCCCCATACATATGACATGGAGCTTGATATCGTGGACATCATAAGCGAACCTCCTTAGGTTGCGCTCGGGATGCTATCATATAGATTGAATTATATCTAGGAGAGCGCTTACCCTTTTGGCGTGGAAGGGGATTCTGTCTTGGCTTTTTCTTCTTCGACGGGCTGGGAGATTTCTTCGGCAAGCTGTAGAGAATCGCTCTCTTCGCCTCCTTGGATCATCTTTTGTTTAGCCTGAATCTCGACGATGAAGTTAGCCAGCTTGATGAGACGATCCTCTTCCATATCTTCAAGCTCTCTTAAAGCTTTGGCATTATCCAACGCAGCGGAAGCGCGTTGATGCACGGCTTGGGAAGCTTCTTGTTTTGCCAGCGCAATCTTCTGGACAGAAGTCGCTTTCCTTTCCTCTGCCATAGCGAAATCGCTTTGAGCTTTTGCTTCCAAAGATCTGGTAAGGACTCTTGCTTGTTCGAGCTCTTGAGAGACTTGTTGTTGTTGGACTTGAGCCGCTTGCTGCTCTTGTTGTTCAATATCTTCGATGATCTCTTTTTTGCCTTGCAGCGTGCTCTTTTCGAGGATGTATTTGTTGGAGATTGGAATGCCTAATTGTCTTAGCTGCAAAGCTTGCAAGAACTGCAATTGCCTTTGCGTTGCTGTCATCTCGGCTTCCTCTACTACGCAATTGTATTTCAGCATGGAAGAAGCCATCTTCAGAAGCTGGTTTTCTGGAGTTAGCGATGTCTTGATCAACTCCGATGGCTCTTTCCCTAAGATATGAGTCATTTTGCCGATGCCAAAATTATTCATGATGAGATCGAGTACGATCTCTCCCACGCTTATCTGCATTTGATTGAGACGATCGAATATGTTTCGAAGACCAGTTAGACCAGCTCCCATTTTGAGCTTCATCAAAACGCCGGTCATCTCTTTGGCTCCCATATTCTGAGCAAAGAGCTCTTCGGGCCCGACGATATCCATGATCTCTTTTTCGATGGTCTGAATCAGCTCCATCCAACCATTTGCGACGGGAGGAGCTGGGATTGGCGCTACATCCGTTGCGATGTTAGCCGATTGCTTTAGGAAAAGAACTTTGCCAGGGCCTTGAAAATACGCGTCTTCCGGATTGACGAGAGCGTCTTCTTTAACCATAAGGCCGGATTGCACTTGTGCATCCAAGATGTCCAAAAGCCTGTTTCGTCTTCTATTAAGCTCGATTTGGCTGTCTCTAATGTTGCGTACGATCCCTTGGTACCGATAGGCGTAATTTTGGACTTCTGGGAAGTGGTAGCAGAGAGATACCGCGAACGGGAACCTGTCCAACCCCCAGGGCTTTTGCTCTTCGTAGATGAGGTGGTTGTTGACGAGGACGTTCCAGCGGATCGTCGGGACGGAGGCTTTAATGAGTTCGACATTAGGATTAAATCGCCTTAGTAGTTGAAATTGGTCTTTTGTGCCCGTCCATTCAACCACTTCGCCTGTGTTTTTATCTAGCACTTTTTGGGCTTCTCGGTAATCTCTTACCCAATATTCGTCATAAGCGTACATCTCTTGCTGATACTGATACCAGTTTTGGGCCAAGAATTGAAACTTCCCATCTTTTGCAGCATACCCTTTTCCAAGAGCTGGTATATCTTTTTCGATATCAGGAAAAAGGCTTGCAAGCTGCCTTTTGGTAACATACTTCCGCGTCCATATCCGATCGCAATCGGAAAGATCTGGCTTAGTCCAATAGTTGTCCATTAAGAAACTGTTGAATGGAATGCGATCAGCTCGGATCTCTCCATTCTCTGGGTCTTCCCGATAATCCATCCAGACATGCAAAAGATTTAACCCGCATATGTTAGAGCCGTCGAAGCAATCAGAAATCTTTTCGTAGATCCTATCTTGGTTTTTTGCCCAATTTAATATCGTGGTAAGCTGGTCTGCAGTTTCCCCCCTGTCTGGGTCGTTATCTGCTGCATAGACGACAGTTTGTAGCCTATTATCCCTTTGATACCCTCCGATCATATTGATAATGCGGAGGATCTTGTTGAACATTAAGATCTTTTGGTTTCTATAATTTATGTTATAGAATGTGTTCCAGTAATCTTGCTGGCCTGTTGCCATCTTGGTATCGAGATCGGCTTCATACCACCATTGCTGCCAAAGAGATTGGCTTTCTTTCCAAAAGTCATCTAGTTCTCGGGCTATGGGATTACTAACAGGCCAAGACATAAGTTCTCTTTCGTTGGATTATTCGTGCGCTTTCTTTGCTCTTTTCTTGAGATCTTTAGCAGCAGATGAGGCTTCTTTTTCTTCCACCCGATCTTTCTTAGCGCGCTTAATCATATGTTTCGTTGTATCGTGCGCTGCCTTCATCGCATAATGTTTTGCGTCCTTCTCTAACGCATGGGCAGCTTTCTTCATAATCTTCTTGTGCATGCTCTAACTCCGAGATATAAGCGGAAATATCCTTTCCTAGTTTTTTTGTTCTAACAAATAAATCTGCTACCTTTTTGCGATTGATGTTTTTCCCAATCACATTTACATCCATCAAAATCTCTTCTGTACGACAAATCCGTACATAAGCTTCTTCTAATAAAACAAGCGCTGAATAATCGTCTGTCATGTTTTGTACGCTATGCCTCTTTCGTTTAAATGTTCGATAGTTGATGTAGCTTCTTTTGGATACCAAGGATGTAAATACTCGTTCTGGCGAATAGCCATAAGAACATTGCACATCGTCTCTTCCATATATTCCATTTTTTCTAAAATTTTTCCTAACACTTCGCACGCATTTTTATAGAACTCTTCTTCACGCTGGGATTGCTTGGTGTATCTATCGATGAGTTGTTTGCTTAGATCTTTTAAAGTGACTTTTGCGTCGCCTCGTTGAAGTCGGCAATAGAGCGTTAGGACTTTTTCGGAACGGCTAGCAATGTCATCAGCTAGGCTTTTTAGTCTTTTCTCTTCAGTAGCCATAATTCTTTCTCCTCATTTCGTTGATTTTATCTGCGCTCAGCCTGTTGACTGAGCTTCCAATAGATCTAAGTCCGACGCAAGCCATTCGAAAAGCGTCTGCTCCATGGCTCCATTGATCATGCAAGGGCTCGTCGTAATACACTTGCAAGGATTCATTAAATTTTTTGCGGTAGAAGTCTAAGCACTTGATTCCCTTATCGCACTCCTTTCTATCGAAAGAGCAATAAGCAAATGTGCTTCTTACGGTCTCGATGCCTTCGTGAATTGGATGAAGCGGAACTACGGTTAGGTTAAATCCAAGCTCACGAGCCGCTTCTACTCGGTTTACTCCGCTGATAAACTCTCTTTGCTTCATGTCGTGCGGGACATAATGCACGCCGAATAGGACGCCTTTTTCTTTGCGCCATCTCTCTAAATATTCGAGATAATGAGAAAGTTTTTCACCGGAGTTTTCGTAATAATGGAGGAAGTTTAGGTTTCCATTTGGAAGAGACTGGAAAAGCCAAATGCTAGTAGAGTCGCCAATTCCAATATCCCACGCAGTGTGGACGGGAAAATCTCTGGATACAGGTAAAGGGCAAATTCTACCATCATCGCGAGCGCTTTGAACAAGTTTGCCGTAGTAAGCACCTTCTGCTCCCCTCGTAAAAGAGCAGTAATACTCTTGTTGAATGAAATCTTCGGGAACGCCCTCTTCACGAAGCTTCTCAATGTGAGATTTTTGTAAAATGCCTGTATCTTCTATCGATAATAGACTACCGAAAAAATCGGGATTCTCCCCAGATTTTGCATAATTGTAGATATTGTGAAAGTGGTTTTGTCCATTGGGAGTGCTCAAAAAAATGGCAGTCCCATTATTCTGAGAAATCCGAGGCTCAATGGTGTACCAGCTCTTTGGATCCATATATGCGTATTCAGAAAGAATGATAAATGAAGGATTCATCCCGCGGGCTTGCGTTGCATTCTTTCCGTCGAGTCCCATTACGCAATAGATTGAGCCGTTGACGAGCTCTAATCTCATTTCCGAAGAGTTCTTGTATTTGATGCACTCTTTGGGAAAATGATCGAGATAAGCCATGGATTGGCCTTCGTGCGTATCATGCACGCTGTTCCAAATCGCTTTCTTTCCTTGGCTGTATTTTGGAAAGCAATGGAGGTAAACACCTGGCTTTTCTAAAGCCCTCCATATGAGATAATTCAGAGCAAAGAGATCCTTACCAGCTCCCCGATGCCAGCAACAGACTAAACGCTTTTTGCCACTATCTAAGGCTTTCCAAACAGGAATCTGATACGGTCTTGCCTGAAAGAGGTGCGGGTAAGCGATCTCAACTTGTTGCATCGCTGCTGTCTTTGAATGGAGCTTTAGGAACGAAAACAATCTGCGTAGCGGAATCTCCCTGTTGCCTTATCTCTTTTTCATGATCGCGAAGCTCATGATCGTAAAGAGCTGCATACCGGTTAAATACCTGGAAGCTTACCTTGTTTTTTAAAGCTAATTCTTCCCTTCTTACACCAATTAATATTCTAGCTTTATTAAAGGCTTGCCTGAAGTTTTCATTAGCTTTTGCATATTCATGCATTTTAGATTGATCACAATAATTTCTTAAAGCAACGAAAGACCTAAGTATTAACGTGTCTTCCTTCGCTGCCCACTCCTCTAAAGCCTTTGCTTCTTCATCGAGATTCAAAATTCTGGGTCTTCCTTTTCCATGTCCCGAGCTATACAAGTGACCTTTTGGGGCTGCCATACCATCTCCTTGGTGAAAATAATATTTACCATTCAGACCCAATCCATGTCAACTTTTTTCTTTTTGATGAAGATAAAATAGGCGATATTTATGCTATTTTGCATGATTCCAATACAGCTAGAGTTCTTTAAGACCCCAGAGCAATGCGAGTTAGAGACATTGCAAAAAGCTTACCGTGATTTAAAGACATCCACGGATAAAGTAAGACGGGGTATGTACGCAAGACTTGGAGAGCTCACCAAGGCAAATGATGAGCTGAAAGAGCGGCTTAATGTGTTAGAAAAGCACATTTGTTGTGACAAAGCGCAAGTGGTCTATTCAACTGCATCCGCATAAGCTTGATCTATTCTTCTATGAAGATCCTTAGCATGACGAAAGAATCCCACTGCATTACAGTATTTTTCTAGTTTTTCTAATGTTTCTATATTTTCAAAGCGCCAACATTTAGATCGAGCTACACTCAAAACTTTGTTGTGTATTTCATCGCTTGAGCAATGCTGCATCCAGTTGGAACCTGAAAAGCTGACGGCAGTAAATAACAGAAAAAGAGACGTTGGAATAGGTATTTGAAGAACGCGCAGCACAAACAAAGCAGCTGGGGCAGAAAGCAAAACGGAGTACCGATCAATATACCGAATTGCACATGAATTAAGCTCTTTTGTGATAGCAAAATTCTTGCGAATCATATCAAACAAATTCAGAGCAAATTGTTTAAGCTCTTTGTCTAGTAGATTCTTATGAATAAAAGCACAACCTTCAAAAGATCTTTCCAAATACGTCAATGGGCTGAACTTGGAAAGAATATTTCTAAACGTTACATCATAATATCCATTAATGTGGATGTGGTTGCCTTCTATTAGTCCCTTTGCTGGACAATCTTCACTGCATTTTTGTGTGCTATGGCGTGAAGATGTAATCCCATGCTGGCCGAGAATTGGGTAAAACACGAGTAACCGCCCTTAGTGTATCAAGACACCTTAACGTGAAGATTTTAAAGCCGAAAAACTGCAAGGAGATCCGTCGCAAAGCGTTCCCGTTTCTGAAAAAGCGTAGCGTCGTTTGAAAAAAAAACCGGTGGTGTATTCGTTAGACTGCTCTTCTCTATCTTTTACAATACGTTTGTATACTTCCTTCATGCTATCGTGACACTTTTTTAAATAGGTTTTTTTAGTTGGATCAACTTCACTGTCATGAAGAGCTTTAATCGTCTCGATCTTTTTGCTTAAACGAGCAATCCTGAGCTTGCCAATCCCAGCTCCCTTAGCATAAGCATCGAGCAATGCTGGATTTAATTTTTGCGATCTTTCGTAGAGAAAATATGCCAAAGACGCAACAGAAAAACCAAAACTCACTGCCATAGGCAAGCCTTTTTTTACATACTCTATCGTCTCTAAGGCAGGATTTAAAATATAACTTCTTCTTGCTCCGACGTAAATGTACATAGGAACTTCTGGAGGCGTGTAAACTAATTCCACCACCTTTGAAGCCGTGTACGCCGTACCAGCGGATGCAAGCGCAATCTTGGAAACAGATATGGTGTTGATTCGTCCATCTTGCATTTCCTTAATCAGGCTCTCTTCCGTAAAAGATGGGTTCGTTATGTCGGTCCTTCTCTGAAGAGCTTTTTCTCGGGAGTCTGCTTCAGCCAAAACTTCTGGAAAAGGTACGCTATCTGAGCATCCTGAAGTGTAGGAAGCAAACAGCATTTCTTGATTCGTTGGGATGATGGTGCTCACAGAGGCTCCTTTGTTAAGACTCAAACACGATATCTTAACAAGGAATTAATACAAATACTAAAAATTTATTTTAATTATTACTGAGTACTCACGCCCAGACTCTTGCGAGTATTGCCAAGAGATTTTTGGGCTATCATCCGCTCTTCCTGGGAGCTTTCCAGGGATGAGGTTGTCTGCCACTGCATCTCGTATCCACTTAAAAGAATCGATGAGATTGTCTGAATCTAATCGCCTTTTCCCGACTCTAGTGAGGGTTACCTGGCAAGGAAGGATTGGCTTAGATGTAAGGGTTTTAAAGACAGCGTGGACGGCCATTTTCTGGGCGTCGTGCCGTTTTTTGGCCTCTGCCCAATGCTCTCTTACGTTGAGCTCTCCAACCGTTTTGATGGGAATAGAAACAAGTATTTCTTCTTTCAAAACGGAATCTCCATTTGAGAAGCTTGTTTTGTAAAATAAAGGGGTTTTTCTTCCACTTTGGGTTTAGCGATCACCTTATCCAAAGCCTTTAAAACTTCATTTTGAAAGGCGTCCATGTCCTCTTTGGATTCGAACTTGGCATAAGGCTTGTATTTCTTGACTCCGTCTTTTTCGTAGATCTGCGAGGGGAAAGAGATCCAACGAGAGGTTTGGTTTTTAAAGACAGCTATTCCGCGTATGACAAAATTTCTCCAGCCTTCAACCTTAACCTCTAAGTATCCTTGCAAAGACCCTTTTTCGTAAGGGGTAAAATTTACGATGGTTAATCCCATGACAAAGCCTTGTTTATTTTTTGGTTCCACTCAATTTCAAGTTCTCTTACAGAAACGTATAAGTAGCCGGGCGCTCTCAGAGAGTCCAGCCATTGATAGATTTTCATGCGTCCAGAGCATTTGTCCGGAATCTTACGGGAAGAAAGAGCTAAGCTAAGAAGCTCTTCGCAACGCTTGTCTTTAGAGACAAGGGATAAAATGTGAGACCAACTGAATCTTTGCATATCAACATTCAAATATTTTATGTCTTTTTTGTCAACGGTTTTTTTGCAACATAGGTGGTCGACCTAAAAAGGAAGTTAGATTGCCGTTTTTTTCCAAGAAAACTGCGATGCCTCTATTTCTTCTTCTTTGGCCCATCCTAGCGATTTCTGGCTTTTTTCACGTCCAAGTAGGTCTTTACCATCAAAAGCCTTGCCTTGAGCCTCTAAATAGGTCGCAATAGCCTCTATTCGATTCTGGTTGCTCAATCTAACCAACGATCCCGACGCAATTCGACTGAAGAAGCTAGCTCCAAAACTCGCTTTGATTTCTTCCGAAACACGGTTAATGACAATCACAGTCCCTAAAGAGTGTCCATTCTCCCATCGATGGTCAATCAGGTGAAATAAATATTCTAGGTAGGTGGGTGTAGGGTCTTTGGAACCAAAGTTGTCTATAATCAAAAGTTTAGTTTTCAAGTACTTATCCAAGTCTACCAGAGGGTTTTTTAAGCTCTCTTTCCAATCTAGAGCTAGATTGTACTCGGATGTTAAAATAGCCTCTTCATCGTCTCTGTAAGGCAAACAATAGCTCGTATTAGCCTCGTAAATGGCCTTGGAAGCAAATGTTTTCCCCGAGCCTGACGGCCCAGAGATTAGAAACATACCGAAAGGCTTAGCAGCGAATCGGACAATCGCCTTCACGTTGTCGGGATCCTGCTTCAAATTTTTAAGTAATTCAATTTTCATTTTTCTCCTCCTTTCAGAATGGGATGTTTCTTTTAAGCTTTGGGTCTTCTAGAGCTGGATCGAACTTGAGTTCCGTCCGCTTCTGCTGCTGTTTTTGGTTTTGGTAGCCATTTGCCTTGCGGTAAAGGGCATCGTTGTAAGCCTTCACTACCCAGCGGTTAAAGACTCTGTCTAGATTTGCGTTGGCTCTTGGCGAATTAGCGATGCACCACGCCTCCATCCGCTTCAATTCGTGGATAATGTCCACTTCGCCCCTGTAAGCGTCAGCAAGGCTCTTTAAAAAGGCGTGGTCACTTACCTCGATTTGCTGTAATTCTTTATTGAAAGAAATATATTGAAGTTTTTTTCTGCTGGATTTCGGCTTTGCCGAATATCCAGCTTCCGGCGAAGCCGATTTCTCGATTTTTTGGGGTGTTTTTTGTGCATCGAAAAACACCTGCGGAATATAAATATTCTCTTTAGGTTTAGATATATATATAATAGAACATCTAAAAGGATGCGGTGATTTTTTGCGCAGGTTTTCAATTATTTTTTTCACAAAAAGGTCGTTGTTTTTGGCCGAAAAATCGCATGGTCGTTCGTAAGGTCGTGCATTTATTCGTTGCATTGGTTGTTCTTGGCTTTTAGTTATGAACATTGAATCTTGATCGTGGCACAGCTTTACAAGGGTTTTTCTAGTTGAATTTTTGGTCTCTTTCATGGTAGTATGTTTGGTCGCCTGTTCATTCGGAAAGCTTTCCATGCGTGGGTTTCGACAGGTTTTGATTAAACTCAAAAAACCGATGTCTTCAAGAATTTTCTTACATCTTCTATACCTTTGTTCGCTCGCCAAGCCAAGCTCTTTGAAGTTTCCAATCTCAACAACTTGGCTGCCTTCTTCCTGGCTTTTGATGGACAGGGCGCAAGCCATGGTGAAACTCTGAGGATCTTTCTCTAAAAATTTTTGCGCTTTTTCCAAAGGAATCGGCAAAAGGATCATAGTAAATTTATTTTTGTCGTATTCTTGCATGTTGTCTTTCCTTGTTGGTTGACCATTCGAGGTAATTTTTATATAATTCTCCCCAGGACGTGTTTGGCTCTTCGGCAAACTGGGATACGTCCTTACCTCTCCAAGAAAGAAGACGTTCTTGAAGAGGTACAAACCTTCTCGACAATGCTTTAATTAGGTTCTTTGTCTTGAGGGGTTTAGGTGCGTGGGTTTTGTTGATGTTTCCTGCGCGCCTTTTTTTGGAACACAGGTTCAAAAAAACCTTTGACACTCGAGGGAAAGAGTATCCCTGAGTGTATTTCTTGATATAAAATTTTGTGGAATTATTTATTACTAGCTTTCGAAGAAAGCCTGTTGCACTAAATGTCGTTGTCTGGTATGTTTTTCTCATCCTACTCCTCGTAGGTGGTAGTATCACAACGACAATCTTGGCGGACGGACGTTGCGTTACTAGGGTTTGTTTTGGGTCACCCTAACCGGGTGGCCCTTATTTTTTATCTCCAATGGGCTATTTTCTAACACACCAGCCATAAACAGCGCGAGCTTTTTTTTCTTTTGCTCAATCTTCTTCGTCCCAAGATACCAGCTCAATAGAGAGAGATTTCGGCGTTTCCTCCACGGAAATGAGGCCCTCTTTAACTAAAAGCATGAGATCATTTCGAAACTTCACCAACGGCTTAAGGTACTCAGACAGAACGTCTTTCTTGTATACATGCAACTTTCTATCCCGATCAGCTTGCCTCCAGACAGACAGGTAAGTCGCAATTGCTCTTGGGCAATGCTCGGCTGCCGTTACGAGATACTCGTAAGGGGGTGATTCATACATCCGCTTAATCATAAACCTCCTTAAGGTTGGGTGGTCTTAACATTTTTTTAACATTAGCCATCTAACACTTAAGGAGAGAATTAAGCAATAACTTTATTTAAAAGCTATTCTTCTGTGTCCTCAGGAACAGAAGGTTGAGTCATATTAATCAAATCTTCTGAGATGAGATCTTCGCATTTCACCATGTTGTTAGATGCTCTTTCTATCTTTAAAGCCACGCTCAAGCCCACATCCTTAGATCCATCAGAAGCAATCAACTTTCTTATTGTGGCTGGTGCTACTTTAGACTTGATTGCAAACTTGTTGATCGAGATTCCCCATTGGTCGATAAATTCTTTTAGCTTCATTTCTTCCTCTTATACTTGAGTGTTTTTGTTACATACGTTGACTTAAAAACATCAACATGTGACACTTTATACGTCATACGACTTAAAATCAACACGTATGACGGGAGAAAATATGAAGAATAGGGAAGAAAAAATCAAAGAAGATCTCGAGTCAATCGCAAAAATGTACGAACCGATCATCGAATCTATTCAAGCCTTGATCAAACAAGAGCTCGAGTTTAGCGAAAAGTTAAAGAAACAAATTGATAGCCTGGAGTACACTAGCTGGCAGACATTTCGCTATCAGTGCGACTTAAGAAGGCTTGCAGATGAATTCGTTTGAAAGATACGAAGAGCCGGAAAGAGATCTGGCAGATTCTTGCTGCCTGACGTGCCAATCGTGCTCACCAAAAACGGGAGATTACTGCATGTGTGGTGATCCCGAATGCTTGTGTTTTGCAACAAGGTTACAAGAAAGCCGGACTCCGCTTCTTTGGGTATACGGCATGACGGAAAAGGACTTTATATGAAAGACATCAACAACTATACAAGAGTCACAGAAGTTCTGTCGTTCTTCTCTGGCTTTCAAGCTGTCGATCCGGTTGTGCTGCAAAATGCAGCCAATCGGGGCACGCTGGTGCACCAAATTTGCGATGCGATTATAGAAGGGATCGGAACGCCTCCGGTCTCTTCCGAGATCAGCCCCTATATCGACAGTTTTTTGCAGTATCCAGAAAAGGCGTACATCAAAAAGCCGGAAAGATTTTTCTGTGATGAGCTCATGATTACAGGAGAGTGCGACGCGATCTACAAAGAGGGAGACTCTTTAGTACTAGTCGATTTTAAAACATCCAGAGCTGAGGGAAAAACATGGGCTTTACAAGGATCGGCCTACGCTTATCTAGCTAAGAAAGCCGGCTACCCAATCGATCGGATCGAGTTTGTAAAGCTAGACAGAACTGGGAAAGCCCCCAAGGTCTTGGTTTATCAAGATCAATTTCCCGACTTTTTAGCAGCTTTAAGAATGTATCGATTGTTTTTTGACGGAAAACCCCCAATACTTGGAGAAGATTTATGAAAGAAAATAACGCACTAGTCCAGACAACAAGCTTTATTCCCGCTGAATCAGAGTTTCAACTACTACAAGTTGTCTCTAGGAATGCTGCCCTTTCTGGTTTATATGGATCAGTTGGCTCAGAGCAAAAGATTTTCATGGTCTTATTGGCTGCAAGAGAGCTTGGCATTCCTCCTATGCAAGCCTTAAACGGTGGCCTATGGAACATCAAAGGAAAGATCGAAATCTCTGCTCGTCTCATGAACTCCATGATTCGAAGAGCCGGACATTCTCTTCGTATTCTCAAATGTAATGAAAAAATATGCGAGATTGAGGGCAAAAGATGCGATAACGGCGATTCTTTTTCAGCGAAGTTTACTATTGAAGACGCTGTGAAAGCAGGTCTGACTTCAAGGGGTTCTTGCTGGAATGCGTACACAGAGGACATGCTCTATTCTAGAGCGATGAGCCGCTTGGCAAGGCGACTTTTTCCCGATGTAATCGGTACCGCATATGTAGAAGGAGAGATACGAGAAGCGAAGTTCTCCCCAATTCCTGTAGAATCGAAAAAAATAGAGACAGAAGAAGAGAAAGAAGCTTTATTTACTGCCTATTTAGAAAAGATTCCCGATTTAGAAGGAGACAAGCTAAAAGAGTTCTTCCAAAGATACGCCAACCACTATGGTAAATCCATCGAAGAAACTCTTCTCGATTACCAAGACGAAGAAAAGCTTCGCCTAGATTTTGGCAAATGGGTCCAAAAACAGACGAAAGCTTGAATCTGTAATAGTCCCCCAGCTGGGGGACTATTTATGCGCAGCAACCGCCGTCTACTCCTTGGATGCCTTGCACATATTTTTGCTTTGCTTTAAATCTTTCGCCTTTTTCTTTTTCGGCCATCATTTTTTCAAACGGACTCATTTTCATTGGGTTAGAACCAAACTGAAATGCTTCATGTCTTTTATTTTCTTTTGTTTCTTTTTGCATAAGTACCTTGTTTTCTTTGGGCCCTTTCTTTAAGATGCTTTTCCAAACCGTACAGGTTAACTCCTTTTAGGACAAGGAAATTTTATGACAGAAAACACTAGCACGATTTGCTCTGTAAAAGATGCGGCTGAACTTGTAGGACTTACAACGGAAGCTCTCTATATCGCCATCAAAAATAGAAAAATCAAGGCCTTTGAAAACGAGAATTTTAGAAAAATCTGCAAATGGTCAGTCGATTTAGATGAAGTGATGAAATACAAAGAAGGCATGACTTCTAAAAAGATACAAGATGCATCCGAGGGAGGCAAATACCTTACAGTAAAAGAAGCTTCTAAGATTGCTAAAGTAACGCAGCTTTCCGTTTACAAGGCCATTCGAGAAAACAAAGTAGAAGCTAAGAAAATTGACCGAGTATGGATGATTGAACGAGATAGCATCTTAAAATATGCAAAATCAGCCCGAAGGAAAGTGATAAAACCAGATATTATTTACTAGGCTTTTTCGATTTTCCAGCTTTATGCATAGCGATGGCGATGGCTTGCTTTTGTGGTTTGCCTTCGTGCATCTCTGTGCGGATGTTTTCGCTAATTACTTTTTTCGATTTACCTTTTTTGAGTGGCATACAACCTCTAGAATGTCCAAATGTAATAAAAAATAAACCAGCTGATTGTGTTGTCGTTAGCTGCGTTTCCTGAAATTTCTGTAGCTACTGAATTGATCATATAAAGAGCTGCATTGTCTTTGTTGGTAGCTACTCCAGCAGATAAACCACCTGTAACAAAAAATTCGTAACTTGCCGTATTTCCAAGTAAAGTGTTACTGGAAAGAATCATAGAAGCGGGAAAAGATGTTGATGTATAGTAGAGCGATATGGTTTGTGATGCAGCAGCAGTAAAAGCGCTTGTTCCACCATAATTTAATCTTGAGCCACAAGATATTGGAACGATGAGTTTACCAGATCCAGGAGCTGCAATTGCTTGAACGGGTGTTCCTCTAATGTTTTTTATCTGGCTATTTGTTAATGTTCCTGTGGCCAACAAAAGATTTCCACCAGATGGAGCAGCAGAAGTCCAGTTCGTTCCGTCACTTGTTAGCACGTTTCCACTCGTTCCAGCTGTTGCGGGATAGGTTGCAGTCGACCAAGTAGGATCTGCGCTGGCTCCCCCTGACAATAAGACTTGGTTAGCGGAACCCGTTGCTAACTGAGTAATTGCACTTGTAGCAGCCCCAACCAATACTCCGTGGTTAGTAAGCGTCGTTCTTCCCGTTCCACCACCTGCTACAACTGCCGTCCCAAAAGTTGGATTCGCACTAGCTCCTTGGGAAATTAAAGGAACTCCGGAAGTTGCTGAAGGAGCTACACTAGCTATTCCATTAGAGGTGTCTCCAACAAGAGCATTGTATTGAGTGGTAGTGACTCCACTAAACGTCGCAGTCCCATCGAACTTTACAATTCCTGAAGAGGAAATATTTAAAGAATTTGAAGTTGGCATAACATTCCTATAAAGTAACAACTACATACATCAGCTGCCAAGTAATTGTTGAGTCATTTGAAGCGTTTCCTGTAATAGCGGAATCTGTAGTATAAAAATTTAAAGCCACGTTTTGTGTAGAAGAAGCAGCGTTATCTGTATATGTAAAAGCGCTGGTGTAAGCCATTCTATTTGAGCTTGATGTAATTACAGAGTTTCCTACAGCAGTGCCCAACAAAATTGACGTTCCATAATACAATCTAATTTGCTGTCCAGATCCCGCTACAAAAACATTTGATCCATAATTTAATTTTATGATTAATTGTAATGGGATAATTGCCTTGCCAGCTCCTTGAGCGGCCACTAAAGCAACAGCTGAAGAATTTATGCTTTTGATTTGAGAGCTTGTTAAAGTCCCGGTAGCTACAGAAACGCTTCCACTAGGAGCTGCTGAAGACAACCAATTTGTCCCATCACTAGTTAGGACATTTCCACTTGTTCCCGCCGTTGCTGGATATGTCGCCGTGGACCAGGCAGGATTTGCGCTAGCTCCACCAGATTGCAAAACTTGACCGCTAGAGCCAGTCGCCAGTTGTGCAATAGGACTAGTTCCGGCTCCTACAAGCACTCCGTATTGAGTCAACGTAGTTTGTCCTGTACCTCCGCCGGCAACAACCGCAGTTCCATAAGCTGGATTTGCACTAGATCCTTGTGAAATTAATGGCACTCCGGAAGTTGCTGAAGGAGCTACATTGGAAATACCATTAGAAGTAGATCCCACTAACGTATTGTATTGCGTGGTAGTTACTGCACTAAAGGCAGCTGTTCCGTCAAATTTAACCAATCCCGAAGAGGAAATGTTTAATGAGTTTGAAGTTGGCATTGATTACCCTTTAAGTGATTGTCCAAGACCCAACAGAGCTTACAGCATTCCATGTAGCACTTGAGGATCTATAGACTAAGTTCAGCGCATTGCCTTGTACGGCGCATGCAGCTGTGCCTGCTAAAGCAGATATTGAACCAGCTAAGCGTATTTTCTGCCCCGTATTTGCTGTTACAGTAACTGTACTTCCTGTGTCACAGTAAAACTGTATTACATCGCCTTGAGCTGGAGCCGCTGGAAGTGTAGCGGTTAAAGCTGCTGTGCAAAAATACCCATTGTTGGAATCTGCATTAAAGTTTCCACTTTTATCAGTCCAAACAAGCTCAAAACTTGATGCGGTTCCTAATTGTCCAGAGCTATCTATCACAACAGGAACGGCGCTACTTACAGAAGTTCCATAAACAGCGGCAATATAAGCTTTATTTACTTGATTATTTCCAGATCCACTAGTTCCCAAGCGCATGACATGGCTTTCGCCAGTAACACCCACATTAGATAAATAAATATTGCTAGAATCTGATGTGGTTAGTTGAGATCCTGCGTTATATCCAAGAGCTAAATTGTAAGATCCTGTTGTGACATCAAAAAGAGCCTCCCATCCTAATGCGCTGTTGTATTCTCCTGTAGTTACTGCGTTTAAAATTGCGTATCCAATCCCACTGTTTCCATTTCCATTACTTAGATCTACACCTGCTTGAAATCCTACTAAAGAGTTTTGAGAACCACTTCCAGTACCCCCTCCGGCTTCTGATCCAACAACTGTATTGGAATCGCCTGTATTGTCGTTTAAAACGTTGTATCCAATACAAGTGTTGTTGTCGTTGGCAACAAAACTTTGACCTGTTCCGTAACCTAAACAAGTATTGTTTCCGCCTGTTGTCAGACTTTGTAAAGCAACGTTACCAACAGCTACGTTATTAGCTCCATTGGTTGCTGACTGCAAAGCTCCGCCACCTACAGCAACGGTGTCAGACCCTGTAAAAACTAATAATGCATTTGTTCCAACAGCTGTGTTGAATAGTCCTGTTGTAACAGCATTTAAAGCAGAATACCCAACAGCTACGTTTGCATCTCCGTTTGTCAAAGAAGAAAGAGTATTTTCCCCAATCCCGGTGTTTTGAATAGCAGAGACTTTTGTGAGATTTCCAGATCCCTTTCCGATCAAAGTATTTTGATCTGTATCTGTTGTGTTGAATGTGGATGTTGTTCCAGAATTTGTAAAAGAAACGCTAGATCCACTGTTTACTGTGGCTTTATTGGAAAATACTGTAACTGAAGCTCCTGTAATTGATCCAGAATCCCCAGATATAGTGGTAATTCCAGATCCACCGCTTCCGCCAGATCCGCCTAAAGAAGAATAAATCGTCATATTAGTACCCCAACACAGTGATAACAACATAACCAGTACCAGCAGCACCAGAATTGAGTTTTGCTTGATACTGCACTTGAGCCGGTTCCGATGCTTGTCTATCTAATTGTTGAGGACCTCCAGCAATCCCCTCTCCAATAGAAAGGGTGCTGTTTGCTGGAATATAAAACGGATCATTTGCGGTTCCATCTGATATTAAAATATCGGTAGAAGACGCATTGACAATAGAGATTTTGTAGCCAGCAATTGTAACTTTGCTGCCCACGTTTTGATAAGACGTAGTTAAGGTAGATCCATCTATTGTCCTAACCTGTCTTAGTAAAAGTCTGCCTTGCATGGCAACACCTCAAGGTTAAGCGTTGATGATCCACCAGTTAAATGTAGAAGTTTCGTTTCCGGTTGATGTAAGAGTAAAACCCGTACCATCTTGTGCTGTGATAGAAACCTGCCCGGGAGTTCCTCCGGTTGTAGCTCGTGAATAGAAGATTTTGGCAGTTGCGCTACATGCAGTTGTGGCTACAGTTACAGCACCAGGCGTTCCGCTCATGGCTGCGGATGTCCCGACAGAAGCATTAGATCCCGTTGCAATAACAATTTTATTTCCAGCAGTTCCTAAGCTTAAGTTTCCGTTTGTAGCTGTAATATTTCCTAATGTTGCTGTCAACGTAGTTGTTGCTGTGACTGAACCGGGAGCTGTTACCGCGCTTGGAAGAGAAACAATAGCTGCTCCAGTAGTTGGTGACACCGTTACTTGGTTTGATGTTCCGGAAACAGAAAGTACGCTAGCTCCACCTGATTGAATTTCAGCCCAAGTCCCACCACCTACTGTCATCATCCAAATGTTTTGCGATGTAGTATTTAGCCAGATCGTTCCAACTGGGTATTTCTTATCGTTGCTAGTAGGATCTCTTTTAGCTCGAACAAATTGCCATCCGCCAAGCGGAACAAGCACATTTAATCCTTCGTAACTTTGTGGTTCTTTTCCGTTTCCTAGGGGGTTTTTTCCGGACATACTTACCTCTGATTAGGTTTGAAATCGATGCAGCATTTTTGCTGTTCCCCTAATCTATAAATTATTTTTTTTAAGCAGAAGCGATTTGCACGCATACATCGGTTTTTGGTAAAGTCCTAGCGCAATTGGAGGGCAGAAAATGAAAAAGCTGGAAGATTCAGAAGTGATTCACAAAATGGCCAATCTTTTCATTGGGATTATGCTAGGAATTTTGACAGCAATGGCGCTTGAATATTTTTTTAGGAAGTGATGTTTTGGTTGTATTCGATAAAGTCGTTTTGCGTATTTGTTCTATTGACTTTTGTTTCTTTTTGTGCTATTTTATATAGAGACAGAAAAAACAAATTTTAAGGCAAAAAAATGAAATCAGTAATCGAATTCATTGCTGTGCATTCGAACGAAATTGTCAGCATCGGATCTATTGTTTTGTCAATCGGTGGTATTGTCTTGTGGTCTCATAGAAAGCTACACGCGGATATTCAAGAAGTTCGCCAAGACGTAAAGGCAGCTCATTCAAGAATTGATTCTATGGGACAAAGAATTGATGCCATGGGCCAAAGAATTGATGGAGTGTATCAAGTGATCATGGAAATGTTAAGGAAAAAGGATTGACAATGTTTTTACAGCATTACACGCAAGAAATCATGTTTTTTTTAACAATCGTACCACCGATTGTAGCATCAATTTTTTGGTCGCATAGAAAACTTCATGCTGACATACAAGAGATTCGTGCGGATGTAAAATCAGCTCACTCGAGAATCGATGCTATGGGACAAAGAATCGATGCCATGGGACAGAGAATTGATGATATGGGCCACAGGATTGATGGAGTGTACCAAGTGATCATGGAAATGTTGAGAAAGAAGGACTAACAATGTCTGAGTCTTGGATACAAATTATTTCATTGTTTTTGGCAAATGCTGGGCTAATTTTGTGGTTTAGGTCTGAGTCTAGAAGTGATTGGCGTCACATGGATGCAAAAATAGATGCTATTCACGAAGAAATGAAAGACTTTCATGGTCGATTAGAAAGATTAGACGCAGAATTTAAAGGACGCATGGAAAAGCAAGATGCGGAATTCAAAGCACATTTGCTTTACGCGCATAGTAAAGAGTAGTTTTTATGGTGATGACTATATTTGTAACTTTAAATGCTTGGGCTTTGTATCAAGTTTTCAAAGGTTGGTTGGAAGGAGATGATCACAATTTCGATTATTGATTTTCCAAAGATTGGTCTAATGCTTTTGAATTTTTTTTAACTTGCGCTGCATTTCCAGCAGCAGCTCCCTTTAAAATACCAAAATAATATCTTCTTAGAGCTGAACTACCCATAATTTGACGTAAAATTTTTTGTGTGTTGTATATTCCAGCTGCTGTACCCCCTACAACTCCAGTAACTAAAGGTCCTCCTATAGCAGCAGAAGCTATTGGAGTTGATAAACCTAAAATAGACTTTACAACCAATCCTTTTGCATTGCCAGCCAAGGTTTTTTCTATAAATCTTTTCATGGATTGGCTTTTTTCATAAGCAGCCCAAGCTTCATTGGCTTCTTTATACGATTTCAAAGCCTCTGGATTTGTTTTTAGACCTTCTTCTACTCCTTTGATAACCCCAGATTTGACAATTCCTAAGTTTCGAATTGTTTTTCTTTTAATATTTCTTGGTATACTTAAGTCAAATCCGCCTAGCTCTTCAATTGCTTCATTGATTGCTGGACGATATTCATAAAGAGTTTTCACGTTAATTTTTCCGTCTTTTACTTCGGATAAAATTTCATTAATTTTCTTTAAGGATTTTGTAGTAGATGTCCTTTCTCCGCCTTTGCTAAGCTCTTTTTTAATATCCATCAAAGCTGATTCTAGATTTTTTGCAGGCATTTCCAAAGTTTCTGGAATCATCGACTTTGTTTTTTCAAATAAATTCCCTGCGTATTTTTTTACCCCGCCTTGCCTATGAGCCAAAAGATCCAAAAAGATCATGCCACCCATTTTAGCTGCAGATGCACTCTCTTCGTCTGCGCCGGCATATTTTAGTCCTTCTTTTCCTAAATTTACCGCTAAAGGTATGCCTAAATTTCTAATAAATCCATATGTTTTGCTTCCAGGAATAGCCATGGAGGCTACATCAGATGCAAAATCTCCTACCTTTTCTTCAAATTCATTTTGAGGTTTTGTGTATCCAAGCGATGCAGATTCACTAAACTTCCTCAAAGAAGAGGATGTTGGTAGGGAAGTTTCTCCGCTTTGCCCAAATAACTGTTTAGCAGAAGAATAAATATCTCCTGGTAAACCCAAAATTGTCTCTAATCCTCTAGATGTAATCTGCGCCTGATTTCTTTCGATTTCCCTTTCTAAATCGTTTTCATTTTCTAAGGGAAACGATTCGTTTTTTACCGGTTTTGCATTTTTCAAAAAAGAAGGCATTGATTTTTCTTGCGAAACTGGTTTTGCGTTCTTCAAGAAATTAGGAATCATTGTTCTCTCCATCCAGCCTTTCTTGCTTCATTAACATCCTGTATAGGAATATCGTACATTTCCCCGGTTTCTGGATTTGTCATCCGTTTAAATCCACGCTCTACGCTGGTACTTTTTTCAGCCTTCTTAATCTCTTCTATTGCTGTCTTTAATTCTTTCTGACGCTCTCTTACGTAAGGCTTCATCATATTATAAGACAAAGAATCGATATCCCCTTTTACGTATCCATGTCTTTTCTTTTGATCTTCAGCTAACTTGTCTATGATTTCCATGCGTTTTTTAGCCAAATCCACTTTAAACTTAAGCCCCTCCGCCGTGATAAGGTTAGCTTCTTTACTTCTTCCAATTTTTGGTAAAGCATCAGCTAATTGCTGTTCAATCCATTGGTTTGGTCGAGCTCCGGCTCTTGTTAAATCCGAAAGGAAAAAGTCTTTAATTGCTGTCTTAAGGCGTGCACCTTCTGCTGTCCTTAAAGGTTCTGCTCCTACTAAGTCGGCTACAAAATCTCTCCATCCAACATTTGGTGAAGCTTCTTTAATATCCTCAATCGCCTGCTCTTGATAAGGAATATTTTTTCGTACTTGATTCAATTCTAAAAGAATTGGTTTGGCAATATCTGTCTCTTCCTTTCTGGCTAAATCTTCTAATTCCCACCCTCTTTTTTTCTCGGTAAGCTCTCTTTGAAGAGAAGCATCTTTTTGCTGCTGAAGTACTTTAGCTAATACAGGATTAAACAAAGCAACAGCTGCAATGCTAGCATCAGACATAGAAGAAGCTGGACCTTTAGAAACTTCGGGATTCTGCCCTTGCATTGCTTCATTTTGACCTCCAGCTTGGGGTTGTCCACCACCAAAAATATGTTGCAACAATCCCATAGATTGCTGTTGCTGTTGCATCTTTTGCAAGTTGCCAGCTAAGGCTTGCGCAACTTGTGGATTGGCTGCTAAATCGCGATACAGTCCCACTAATTTTGATTCCTGAGACATTCCAGGGGCGGAATAATTTTGCAAAGCGCGATCTAAAGAAGATTGCAGCATGGATTGTTGTCTTTGCTGAAGAAGCTGCTGAAGATTGACCTGGTTTCCTAAGTTTGACCCTGATTGAAAACCCTGCCCAAAAGCAGATCCTATTTGGCTTCCTAGATTTGTTTTTGGAGGTAGAATTTGTACCATATGATTTACCCAACCCTTCCTAAAAGACTAGATCCAAAAGAATTAAACAATGAGCCTGCCCCCGCCAATCCAAACCCTGATCCAAGACCAGAGGCTAAACCTGAAGTAATTCCACCTAAAAGCCCCGTGCTACCTGGTTGATATACATTTTCAAAGCCCCTGGCTCCAATACCAGCCAGTTTGTTCGAATAAGGCTGCTGAGCATATCCAAGAGCTTGCGGAAGCGCTTGCATTTGTAGCCCGCTCCTTAATCCTGCCAAATCCGTTTGAAGGCTTCTTCCAGCCTGCGCAAGAGAGTTATATAAGGCGCTTGAGCTAGAGGCTCCAGCTCCCGTACCCATCCCTGCAAATCTCTCTGCAATAGAAGGAATGATGTTTTGCTCAAAATTCTGAAGGTATGGCGCTTCGAATGCAGAAAAAGCGTCAGGAGAATTAGAAAGAAGACCTTGCAAATAGTTTGATCCAGACGAATAAAGAGGAGTTTTATCTATCCCTTGCGAGAAATATTCACTTAATGCCCTCTTCTGCTCAGGCGTTAACACATTTAAAGACTTCGTTTTATCGCTTTTTCCAAAAAGAAACTCTGATAAGCCCGGCATAATCCCTCAAAACTTAAGATACTCAAAGACCCAGATAGCTTGCGTAAGAGCAGCTCCCGTATTGTTTGTAATACTAATTTGTTGTAGAGCCCCCGTCCAGACATTCGTACGCACATATACAAGGGGATCGTTTAAGAAAAAAAAGTTCGTTCCATTGTTTGCAGCCCCAAACCCGTGAAGAGGCTGAATAGAGTTGGGAACCGAGATAAGAGGAGGCTGAGTAGAAGAAGAAAGCGCTAAAGTAGTCGTGACCCCGTTTGGTATATTTCCCCCGTTTAACTCTACCAAATCCATCGAAAGACGATAGGAATAGTTTGTTTTAAGGGCCCCAGAAGCATAAGAAGAAAACCACTGCTGTGCCGTTAAAAGTTCTCTCTTTTCGTACTGTGCATTTTCTTTGATGTTGACGATTGAGGCTGTCAGCCTTTCTCTTTTGGCAATGAGCTCCCGAAAAAGCTCTTCATTGCTTGAGATGTCAAATTCCACAGGAAGGAAGCTAGATTGAGAGCTGGCAGGGGAAAAACTCATCGCTTAATCCTCCCCTCTTTTCTCGTCCAAATGACAAGGCCTTGGATCTCTAATTGGACTTGTCCGGCATCGGGATCCGCTAATTGTGAAGGAGATAGGGTAAGCTCTAGTTGAATCAGCCTTCCAATGGCTCCTAAAAAGACTCTTACATATTTTGCAGATCGCTGGGTCTCGGATATCTGTACAATCTTCGTGATTTGTGGTGTGTCTTCCTCGTCGTCTAAGTAGGCGTTTAGGGTAAACACGCCTCCATCATTTGCAGAGCAATAGACGTCGACATACTGCAACCGGCAACGGTGGCCTTGGTCTAAATATGGATTAAACTTTTTGGTTATGATATCGAAGTTGAAGTTAGACAACGACCCGTCGGAATTTACGTCTTGCGCGTCGTTTGTGGTCTCGTACACTACATAAACGTTTCCACTCGTTGGGTTGGCTTCCGCAGCGAGAACTTGAGGAAATTGCGCTTGCTCTGGCCCTTGCCATGGAGAATTGGCCGAGCTCCATGTGAAAGTAGCGTTTTGCCATTGAAGGTCAAAGAACTGCTTGTAGTAGCCAAATGTGCGAAAATGCTGGTTAAAGATAGCCCATGTCTTATCAAGATAGTTATATGCTAGAACTTGATTATTAAAGGTTGCGGTCTGGTTGGTGTCTTGGTAGCACCAATAGGCGGTCTGCCTGTAGTAATCTCGAATCCCCTGCACCACCTGCAAAGAAGCGGCTGAAGTTCCATACTTCATCTCAAAGAACGTCTGATCGGGAATCTTTTGGTCAATCCGAACTACTTGGTTTGTGTCGGACTCCACGAAACCAAAACGGCTAAAAGAAAGAGCCCCTTCATCAAAACTAATAGTGCTAAGAGCTGATTCCGATCCATATTGCGTATTGATTCTTTCCCAAATGAAGGGCAGCACTTCGTTTCCTGTGTATCTTAGACGCCATGTTGACCTTTGGAAGAAAACAATCAAGATATCTTTTATGATGGCAGCAGAAACGATCCTCTCATTGGTGTCAGCATCAATGTAACCGCCACGTCCTGGGATGTCTTGTCGCCAGGCGTTTGTGTCTGTGGTAAAGCCTGATGGCGTAACTACAGCCGGATCGCCCCCTGTCGCTGGCACATACGTCGTTCCTAATTGGCACCACCTAGCCCTTTGAAAATAATTAGTGGAGGTTAAAGGATTTCCCGATCCGTCAATCGTTCCTTCTTGAGTGTTGAGGACAACCAGCCTTCCCTTGTAGGGAAGAACAAGAGCGCATTTTTGTAAAACATTTGCTGATCCGTCCAGGGTAGGCCTTTGATTGTTCCAACCCCCCGTTACCCCTAAGCTCCCCGGCGTTCCATTCCAAAAGCGCAATGGGTCCACATTGTTTGTCGCCCATAAGCTTCCTGCAAAGTTGCAAGACCAAAAGAAATCGCTGCTGGTTCCTGTCCAAGAAATGGCAGCTCCCGTGGTCTGGAAAAAGCTAATATTGCTGAACTGAATCGAAGGAGAGCTGATTAGCAGATAGGCTTTCGTTGTGCTAAATCCAAGGGTTTGCTCTTGTTGGGAAGACCCTGTGTTTAGGTAATAGGTTTTTAATCCTTGTACCGGAACAGTTGGAAGGGTGGCAAGTAGTGAATACCCCTCTCTTTTTCTTAAGGTTCCTCTCCATGCGTACGCATCTTCCAAAACGGGAAACGCTTGGTCGCCAATCAAGAAAGGTTTGTAGTAGGTAATCAAACCTCCATTGTCAAAAGGAGAGATTAGCCTTGGCTCGTAATTCATCAGTTACCTATTGCTACCCAGTAAAAACCGTTAAACGATGCGCCAGCAGATCCGCTAAACTGCCAAACAAAATTTAAGGTGGAAATTGAGTTAATTGAGATATCTCCAGTAGAAGAACTGGTGGGTCCTATAAAAGAAGTCACTACCGCAAAGCAATTGTTAGGAAATGGAATTCCATGATTGGAAGGACCTCGATCTTTAAACGTAAGTGTTTGAGCAGTTGTTGGCCAAGCTCCAGAAAAACCCGTTTTCCTTCCCCATTGAAGAAGAATACCGCCTAACCAGCACCATCCATCCGTGTTGGCATCATTTCCGGTGAGTTGTGAGATACCGCCGGCTCCTGTCCTTGTGAAGAGCTGTGTGTCGGGAGTTGCCCCCGTAAAGTTTGGTGTATAGTCTTTAGCATACATCTGAAGCACACTGGCAATAGCTGCCGGGTTTGCTCCTTGTTTTACGTAATGAATTACCTTGTGATACCCTTCTCCAGAAGCTGTATCAGTGTCTCCAAAAGCAATCTGGTGATCTTGCCCAAGAGTGGTGGCCAAATAGCCGAAGTTTTCTTTGATATCGACTTGGCTGTCGGAAAGGAGATCTGAAGAGTTTGGGATGTTTTGAAATGTATTAGCCATACTATTTGCTCCTCAGTTTTCGAACGGTTCCCATGTCTTGCCGGGTAAAATCTGTGTCTAGCAAGTCATTTCGATACACTTGTCCTTTCTTTCCAGTAGTTCCAAAAGCCCTTTCACCTGTCGGGATATTGGTCATCTTTCCTTTTCTGGAAGGCTTATCCATGTAATTTTTGGCCATTTTTACCTCTTAATAGATTGGGAATATGGGCCAAGTAGGTCCTCCCACATTCTCCGCGTAAGGCGTTTGAATGCGTTGGTTGGCCAATTGTTTTAATGTTTTTCTCTGAGCTAGAAGCTTTTGATCTTCAAAGTAAGCCCGAAGCCTTGCGTATTCCTCGTGATCCCCTTCTTGTATAAGGATCTTTAAAGCAGCTCCATAGGCAATCAGTTGCCACCATTCGTTAAACTGGGGAAGGTCTGTGAGGGAAACAGATCCATCAAAGCCGTTAATGGTTCCGGTATTTGAACCCGTTGGAGTAAAGGGAGGCCTTACGATGGCATTGCTTGCAGCAGAAAGCACAACCGTCGGCATCATGTAAGCTAAAACCTTAATCAGATATGTGTCATTAGGGATGGGTCTTAAGAAAAGCTGTTGCTGAAACATCATAATGTCTCTTGGACGGCTTGCTTGATAGGGACGGTAATGACAAGAGGAGTTGGTGCCGTTAGGAGGCGCTGTAACATAGGAAATGGTAACAGCCCCTGTTAGGTAGTCGACCGTTCCGGTTCCTGGAGTCACTCCCGGGTTTATCGGTGGAAGAGCGCCTGTATATTGATTGCTAATCAAGATCCCTGGATTTACAAAGAATTGCTCTTGAGGCAAGTCTAGCGGGATAGGCTGATCTTGATCGGTAAAAGTCTCTAAAGCAGGAGAAGGGTTTCCATCAATATTGGGCTGCAAGCCAATAACGACTGATCCTTGCTGTACGGTTGTTTGCGTCAAAGTAAAAGAAAAGATCGTCGTAGATCCGTCGGGTGTAAACAAATTCTGATCGATAAAGTTAAACTCGGGCCAGATCCTATAAAATTGGTCTGGCGATTCGTACCAAGCCGCTTGATAGTTGTCCACGTAGATAGGAGGCTCAAATTGGTTTACATATTGCGGTACATTGTAAGTACCGCAATTGGGGATCGTAGTGAACGTGAAGTAGTCTTTGAGCTTTAATAGTCTCAAATGCTCTGGCATGTCGTACAAGTAAAAGTCGTTGATGTAATCGTCAACGCCAGGAGGATTATTCACGCTCACAAGTCCAGGCCCGGGGCTTGTATCTGGAAGCTGTGAAATGTCAAATTGGCCGGTCAGCTTTCTTACTGTATACCGAAGCCTGGATAGATCCCACGTAGTCATATAAACTTTACGCCACCATTTCAATCATGAATTTGTATCTAGGACGAAACTTGTTTGTTTTGATGGGCTCTCCCTTTTCATCTACCAAATAAGAATGCTCTTCATATTTGCAGCGCTCATTGATAAAACGAGCGACCGAAAGAGGGATCGTGTATTGCTGTCCATCTTCAAATACTTTTTCGAAATATTGCATTCCTTGGTAGTATTTTCCACACACTTTTCCGGGCTGCCCTGGACACTCAATATTTACAAAAGTGCCGTGCACTTTTTTGTCCGTTTCTGGCGTCATTGCTTCAATAGAGTCCTTATTCACAGGAGTTTTGTTGATCCTTAAATGTGTTAATGGATCTCTTTTAACTTCTCTTGGTGTAATCATTTTTTGGCTCATAAAACCTCAATAAGGTTGGTTTGTGGTTGCTATATTTCTTGTCGCATCGTCAAACTTTGATGCGGTAGATTGATTATTGATTTGCCAAGCTGTGTTGGTAATCGGAGTGGGTCCGCATCCAATGGATAAAACTTCAGCTGTAAATTGCGGATTGTTTACTTCTGCATTGAATGAAGGATAATTTCTTGAGTCTACGTCTAATCCAGGTGGTACTTGGGTGTATTGAATGCTAAATGAGGTGGGAGTTAAGACCGTGACGGAGAAGGCTTTGTTATTGAGAGGAAACATGCCAAACGCTGGGGGCACGTGAAGTCTCACAACCTGACCAGTAGCCAGGTTGTGATTTTGGGCAGTAGAGACCACGCAAGGCAAAGCTTGCGTAATCCCACTAATGGCAACTCTCTGAGGAGAGAAAGTCATTAGACGTCCCCTCTCCATGCAGTCCAGGACAACACATCAGATGCAGTTACCCCAACGGTACCAGCTGCTGCGGTTTGCAATAGGGAAGGCCCTATGATGAAACCTTGGAAAGCTTGGTTATTCATTGCATCATCCACGGTATCGTAATAATACTGAGTAGATGGCAAGAATGTAGTTGGTGTAGGACCAGATCCGATTGGAACAATTGTCGCTGGTGTGTATGGAACACCCGTTGCAGCAGGCCAAGAGAACGCTGTGAAAGCAGAAGAATCTAAAGAGATAGATCCGCCAAGCGTAATTTGGTTTCCAGAAACAGCAGAGATAATTGCTGTTTGAGAGTTAGCTTGGGTCATACCAAACGCTTTTGGTACATACAAGCGAACTTGCTGACCTACAGTTAACCCCATGTTTGTGCTTGTCGTGATCACAGCTGGGTTAGCAGCAGAGATGTAGACAATCTGGGAGTTTTGTGGGTAATACAGGCTTGGAACTGTTACGAGCTGAACGTAGAACGTTTGAGCTCCACCAGTAAAGCTAGCTGTGTTTAACCAGTTTCCGGAGTTAGCAATATCAAAGACTGTACTGCTTACAATAGAGTTTACTGTAAAAAGCATCCCGCCTAATTGCTTATCTACTGTAAACCCTGTCATTAAAACAGTGGCTCCAGCATATAAAGAAGCAGTTGAGCTAACAGTAAATCTACCTGTCGCCTTAGCGTAAGTCGAACCTGTGATTTTTGGTCCAAGCGAAAGCTGCTGAGGAGAAGCACCAGCACCGTTATAAAGCGATATCCCGTTGCTAGTTAAAGCAGAGGGAAGCAAGGCAGTACCAGCAGCGTTGATATACAAAGAGTTTGTCTGAGTTGGATTGGTAGAATCCCACTTAATCTCTTGTATGTTTAAGTTACCGGTTCCTGTTTGGCCCCATTGTGTTTCATTGATGATTTGCACCTTTGTGGGTAAAAATCCGCAATTGATAGACAAAGAACCCGGAAGAGTAGCTGGCGCGCTAATCTTTCCACTTAACATGAAATGTTCTGCAAATGGCATAAACTACCTCCTATGAGTGCGTGCAACGCAGGTTAAAAATCCAAGCGTCGTTCAAGATCCGAGGAACTTGTGCGAACTTGTATGCACCTAGTTGCAACCGTCTAAGAGGATCGGTGGGTCCTCCTGGAGGTGTATAGATAAAGCTTGCTGTTGCAGTCGTTAACTCAATAATTGCATAAGCTTCTTGGCCTGTGCAGAATACGTTGTAGACGTTGTTTCCGTTTAAGGAAACATTAGGCGTCACAGAGCCTCTAGAGCTATATAGGAACCTTACGTTACCTACAGAGCCCCACTCTGCGTTCAACACATTCATGTTAGATGGGTACTGAGCTTGGCTGATAAAGCCTGTAACAGCTTCCAAATCATCCAAAACAGCAGTATTCATCATACCCCAGAAGGCTTCCCTTACTGGAGCAGTACCAAATTTCAGCGTTCCTTCAATATTGTCGCTGATCATCATTGCGTCGTTTCCAAGCAATGCCAATACAGTCGTATCAATATCGCTACGAGATAACTCGGTTGGGTTATCGCCGTTTACACCGCCTGTACAGTTGATGACAGACGCTGTTGAGGCGAGCATATTTCGAATCAGCTCGTCTTCTGTCTCTCTCATGGATTGCGCCAAGAGGGAAACTGTTTGGTTTAGTACCGTTCTGTTACTTTTATGACCTGATTTCTCAGGCGGGGAAACCTCTTCGGATCTCCCTCACTACCTTTATTTATTCGTAGTGTTCAGACTATCGCATCCTCTTACAAGGCCCACTCACTTAGTCGTTTACGCTGGACAAATAACTTTGTTTGATTTAATATTGTAATCTATTAAACCAAAGGAAAACTTTTGAAACCAAGTATCGAATATCTTGCGGGTTTTGTAGATGGGGAAGGGTGCTTTTTTATTGGCCTTTTTAACACTGTAGCACGCCCTGGAGCTTCTTCTTACCCCAACTATCACACTCTTCTTAAGATAAGCAACAACAATTTTGATGTTCTTCAATGGCTTTACAATGAATTTGGAGGCTCTATTGATAAAAGAATAAAAAAACAACGTCTTAGAAAAAACGAGCTTCCTTCTTATAGCCTTGAATTTACTGGAAATACACTGACAAATATTTGTTATAAATTGCTGCCATATCTTTTTGTTAAAAAAGAGCACTGCAAAATTATGATAAGAATGCGAGAGACTTTTCCGGTTAAAAGAGGAAAAGTTTTTGTAAGCGATGAATTCAAGGCAATTCGCCAAGAATGTCATCTCGCTATTCGCAAACTTAACACTAGATTTCATGATCATCCGTTTAAAAAAGTTATTAGCCCTTGCGCCATGTCTTCCTCGCTTACGCTGCCAGGAGTTCCATGTCAATCAGAGCAGGTTTAACGACCCCATACATTTTAGGGTCTTGGTTAATAAACATTACTTGCAGCTTGTTACTCTCCTTTCGGAGGGATAAGTCATTTCTGCTTATCTCCACGCCTTTCGTTGCGTGGTTCGGACTATCGCATACCCTTTCGAGTCCCGCTCGCTTAGTCTCTCACGGTGGCTTGTCGCCTTCCGCCTTGTCGGCATGCCTTTTGGTTTAGCCTTCCAAGTCAATCAGAGCAGGTTTTACACCGACCTAGTAATTCAATCGGTGATGGTCACATACGCATTTGGGGTTGACCATTCATATGGAACGCAATTATGCTGCTAGAGCATCCCCAGGGATTCCATACCAGTCCAGTCTCGCATCAATATCTACAGCATTTAAGACCTGTCCTGGCGGAGTAAGTCCTGAATCTGGTAGAGGTACTGTAGCTGTCTGCAAATTCGTGTACCTTCTGTATCGGGCGATACGGCCACTGTTTGGAGGCAGCTCTTTTTTCATTGCCATTTGCTTGTGGATCAATTTTGGCATCGGACGCGACAAAAGCACGTTGTCGAACCACAATTGAACCGGCGCGGGCAGTGCGTTGGTTGTTGTGATAGTCATTATTTGTCTCCATTAGCCACCTCTAGAGTACTTTTGAGACATAGACCAAATTTCTTGCGGGCTGAGCTTGGAAAAATCATCTGCTTGTGTCTTAAGGGAGTTGGAAGCTGCTTGTCCGCTTACGGGACGAGAAGAATTCTTCATCACCTTTTCAGCTTTAGGGCTGACTTGTTGCTTAGACTGCATTTCTTCGTATTCCTCAGATATTTTTGCTAGCTTGTACGCTGTTTCCGCTGGATTTTTGGAGTTTTGTATCTTGTAAGCTAGAGCTGGGTCGTTTTTAATCATTGGAACTGCAAAGTTTTCTATAACAAAATCGAAATCTTCATATTTAGCGCGCATTCTGGACTCGTCTTGCACAATCTGCTGTTGCTGCGCATACTCCATGACGACTTTCTTTGCGGTCTGCTCGGCTTCTTTGGCTGCTAATTTCTTAGCGAGCTCTTTTGCTTTACTGACTGTTAGGTAGTCATCGGGGTCCAGCTTGTCGAACTCATCGGGTTCTTCTTTAGCTGGCGCTTCTTGACGCACAAACGTTTGCTGTTCTTTAAGACGGTTTTCCAACTCTTCAATTCTTTGCTTTTGCAATCGAAGTGTTTCTGATGCTGCTCTCCAATTTCTTTCTTGTTCTGCTTCTTTTGGTTGTTCTTTTGGGCTCGCAGCCTCTTGAACAACTTCTTGAGCCTCTACAGTTTCTTTTACTTCTTCCATTATTCCTCTTGCACCTGGCACCAGTGCTGTTTGTATGCCCAAATAGTTTTACGCCCGATCCGGCGACGATTTAACACGCGATTTCGTCATAGTAGTAACGAATTTTTGACTCATTGATAGAGGCGATGACCTCTGGAACGGGTTCTTGGGTGCCTCCAACTGACCATGTAGGCCAATCTCCAGGTAGGCTCCATTCAAGGGTAAGCTTTCCCGTTTTGTTATCGACCCCAAAAAGGATGCAAGAGAGCATCATGTGGGGTTTGACTGGGATACCTTTTACGATTTTAATCTTGATTTTTCGATTATCATCGGGGTAGGGCTTAGCGTGGACAAGTATGTAATACTTCTCCTCTTTTGATTTGAGCTCATCGATGATCTTTTCGATGTCTCTCATCAAAGTCTTAGTCATGGCTTGGCGAGTCTCTCCAAGCTCTTGCTTCCCAGCAATGTAGGGTAAGTCGATCATAGGTTAAGCAATCTTGCTGAACTTAGATCGGCTGATTTTTGCGGAATCTTTCTTGACTGCTTCGTTTTGCATTTTGAAGTAGTGGTTTCCGCGTTGGTGGGCATGGGCGTGCGTTTCTGGAGAAAATTCCTTTTCATCAGATTGGTAGCCTTTGTCCCAATGGTGCGCTCCTTCGTGCATAGGAGGACCTCTATCTGGGTCTCCGTGATGCGATCCGCTAGCGTGATGGCTATGTTTGCTGTGTTTCATATCAACCTCTTTGTGTAAAGCAAATTATTTACTTTACACACAAGGTGTATCAACACTTTTCTTTACGGTCAAGAATTTTGGAAAAAAGGATTTGCTAATAAAATTTGCTGTGTTTATCGTGACGACAGAGGCGTTAAACTGAGGGTTTATGGATTTTCAAGAAGAAGAGATCGCCAAAGATTTTTACAGAACAACTCACAGAGAATTTTTACATAAAAATGCAAAGTCTAAAAGTTACATGACAAAAATCATGAAAAAATTTGTTACAGTTGATGAGGCTTACGACATGCTTCTTGATTGTGCATTGTCAGGCGTTATTAGTTTAATTATGATGCATGCTTTTTTCAAAGAACACCCTGATCTTTCATCATTAGTTATAGAAGATCTTACAGAGGAAAACATGATATTTTGTTTAGTGCAATCTGACAAAATGAGTACTTTATTAGAAAAAATTTATGAATTTGATAAGTAGATTTTCAAAAGGAACCGCATGTTGAAAGACGAAGAAGCGTTCGCCAGAGAATTTGATAAGAAAGTGCGGGCTGATGAAGAGGTACTTGAAGCAGAAGCCTGGAACAGGCGCATGTATGACATAAAACTTCTGCGCCAGACTTTGCCACCCGACGATGCGTACGACTTCATTTACGACGCCGTCATGTTTTATCAAATTAGCTTTAACATTATAGAATATTTTGTAATTAAGTGCCCAGATACAGATTTTGGCGAACTTGTTCCCGAGCAAATGCGACCCTTATTCGAAAGTTTTACTAATCAATTGATTGAGCTTCCCACAAAGATCGCGCAAAAACGAGAAGAGATCGGCGGACCATTTAATGAGGGGTTAAATGAAAAATTTTGAAACTTTGAATGAAAAGCTGAAGGTTTTTGTCAAAACTTTGGATGCCTTCACACGTACTTGTGAGAAGGGTAAAAATTTGAAAAAAGTGTCATCTGCTTCACAACCCATCTTGAACAAGAAAGGAAGTGAAAATTACAAAACATAAGTAATCTTATCAGACATTAAGCACATGCAAAACGACCATCGCCAACAGATTGATTGCGCTCTATCTTGTTTAAATATTGCTCTTACCATGCTCCAAACTCTTGGGTATGAGTTGAAAACAAATCTTGAATTTAAAAAAGTCGAAAAGTCCATAAAGGAAGATGATCCACCGGTGGAGTGATCTCCCTTTGAAGGTTGCTTAACTTTTATTTATCTTTTCCAGCTAGTTTCTCTTTCCATCTTTCTTAGCCACTCAATGACAGCACTTTTTGTATAGCACACTCTTTTTCCAGAAAGTTTGATAAAGGCGGGTGATCGGTTGTTTTTTCTGGCAATGCAAGCTTGGGTGGGCGAGCTGAAAATTCCCATATAGATGAGATCTGATGTCTCAAACATTTCCGCTGGCCAGTCTGAAATTTTATTGATGATTGCTTCAATAGACATGGTGACACCTCCTATTTTGGTGCGATTGCACTAAAAATAAGATTGACCTATTTCACCCATTCATAGCAATATTTATTTTTATTCTGGATTAGCTCAGCGGTAGAGCAATGGACTGTTAATCCATCGGTCGCAGGTTCGATCCCTGCATCCAGAGTTTGCTAATTATCTTTCCAATATATATAATCAAGTTTATGGGTAATGAATATCAATTTTGGACTCTGATTGCCATGCTAGCAGGTGGATTTGCTTGGATGGTTACTTGGCTCAGATCCATTGACCACAGATTGAATGATCTAGAAACCAGAGTCACTGTCATAGAAACTATACTAGCCATGATGGGAGGTCCAATCAAAAACATCATGAATAAGGAAAACAAATAATCGACATCATTCAATTTATTACTCTGTTTGCTACAATGCTAACTGGATTTGGTTTCATATATAGAGAACTCAAAAAGATCCAAAAAGATATACGTGAAGATATCAAAATCCGAAGTGCTAGAGCAGACCAGCTCTACACGATGTCCATTGATGCGCTCAAATCCAAATAAGACAAATCTTTATTTGTTCTTTACTTAAAAAGCCTGTATATTCTAATGTTTTGTTGCACCAAAAAACAGAGGAGTGTACATGTCTATTCCTACCAATCTACCCATACCAACCGAATCTTTGGCTCCAGTTGCTACAAAAACAGGATTGCTAGCAGGAGCTTGGAACGTTACTAAGTTTATAGGTGGTAACCTTATCAAATATGGAACTATAATAGGTCTTACATACTACATCGGAAAATCCTGTTACGATTTATACAAAGCAACCACACCAGAAAGACGAAAAGAAATTGGTTGGAATATTGTGGAAATGGGGGTGGGTATTTTAATTTGCGGAACTGCGCTTAAAGTCATAGATGTAGGAGCAGCTTGGCTATTTGGCTGCAAACAACTCGGCCTTCCTTTGAGCTTATTTAGATAATCATATATAATCTTAGCCCAGTAACCTCAGTTCTGGGCTATTTTTGGAGTATCTATGTCAATACAGATGCCTGTAGCACAAACCAATGTTGGTTTGATTGATACAGCAAGAATGAGTTTTGGTGGATCTAAAGAAATTAAAAAAGTGCTAGAACGAATGCAAAGAGATTATGCAAGAGATTCGGCTACTTTAGAGCAAATAGACCGCAATCCACCTCCTCGTTATGGTATTTTCGATTCCGCAGGGCACGCTAAATTTGCTTTTATTGCTACTGGTTTAATTGTCGCTGCTTTTGCTTTAGTCGCCTTTACCTGTAATCCTATGTATGCTTCTGTTTATACAGTTGGAGCGGTAGCAGCTCTTTGCTTAGTGCATACCTTTACAACAAACGGATCGTTTCGAGAAGGACAACTTAGGCAAAAAGTACAAAATCAGGAAAAAGATATAATTGAGCTATCAAAATCTTATCGAGATTCATTAGAACGAGAAAGACCTCAAGCCCCTAGAGTTCCTCGAGTTCAACCTCCAGCTCGTCCAGCTCCTCGTCCTCCAGATGATTTAGACGACTCAACATTATAGGCGCGCCTTGTGAGCGCGCCCTTGTATTTTACTCCTTTTTCTTGTGCTCTCTAGGAACAAAAACAACGCTTGGTTTTGGTTCTTGTTCTAAATATGGCTCTGTTCTTAAAGGGGTGGAAAAATCCCTAGCAGTTGAAGGTGTTAACCTGTGATGCAGGACCGGTCCCACTGTTGTAGTCTGTACTGCCTGAATAGAGCTTAATTCTCTAGCTGCCACAATAGCCCATTCTTCTTTACTTAGTTTAACTACGGGCGCGCTTACATCACTACTTCTAGCTCTAAGACCCACTTCTCGTATTTTTTTACAAAAAGCCTTCATTCCACGCTTTGAAGAAGCATATTCAGAAGGGTGAAACCTAGTGATAAGAAGCTCTGATGGAACCAAAACTTGAGAAAAAATCTCAATGTTTCTTCCTGTTATTTTGATTAGGTTGGATTGAAGAAGATCAATTGCTTTTGTTTTTTGCGCTTTATCTTTATCCAAAACAGGTGTAGCACGAGTCAAAACGTCGATTTTACTCTTGATTCTATCTAATCGATATTCGTGAACCCCATTCAATGCCAATATGTTGTTGATTGACTCTACAAAGATCTTTGCGTTTTTCTCGTATTCAGGAAAAAACACAATTCTTGCTAGAGCAAACCCATGAACAACACCGCATAAAGCAAAGAATCCAACCCCAATAGGTCCTATAATCTTGATGCTTTGAGCTGCATAAGCACCAGCTCCTGTAGATTCCCCGAGAGGGATAATCATAGAAGAAGCTTTAGCAAGCATTAGATTTGTCTGTATTATTGAATACAGTTTATCCGCTTCTTTGCAAGCTACTTCAAACCTATTGGTAGGGTCTGCTTGTACTGTTGCTTCTTCTGTATCTAATCTGGTGATCTCGGAATATGTGTCTGATCTAGAAAACGTAGAATCTAGACTTTTGATAAACATCTCTTTACTACTTGGAATAATCACACGAAACTCCTTTCTTTGTGTTCTACAAATTCTTTCTCAAACTCTTCTCGCATCTCATCAACTGGCCGCTTGGTCAATTCGATTACATCGTCTTTTCGATGCTTTCGAATGCTCGCATCCAATCGCATGATTAAATTGTCTGTCTCATTCTCCTCTTCAATTCTTTCCAATCCTCTTTCGTGTTCGCGAGAAAGGAAAAGAGAGAAAATGTTTTCGGAAGCAAAATAAGACTCCTCCGGATATTCAAGTCTTTCTTTTTTGTAGGGCATCAACCGATCTTCTCTTTCTAAAAGAGGATCCTGAGTTCTAATCTTTGTCTTTAATGAGAACTTAGAAACTCCGTCTGAATCGTATTGATAAAACTCAATTGGTTTACGTGTTGATTTAATTATAGCTGTTTGTGTATCCTTTATATAAAAGGAAAACATGTTGTATTTATCTTTACCAGCACCTTGTTTTATTGCTTTAGGTATTTCAAACAAAGATTTATCTATCCCAATGGAAACAATAGTTTCTTGCCATAACCCAAGGAATTTGTCGTGCCTTGCTTGGAGTAGGCTTAAAGCTTTTTTGCATTGCACTTTTGAGCGATAAAGATTGTCTTCTGTTTTTCCAACCAAAAACCCAGGATCCTTCATTGTGAGATCAAGCTTCCGAATTTTGTCTTTCAATCGATCGATTCTGGCCTTTCCATAACCACGAGCTCTTGCTTCGCAGTTAAATTTATGCACGTTATTCTTAAAAATGACGTCTTCTAGCGTATATTTTACGCCTCCCAGGGTTGCTACACCCGCTACACCCGCTACAATTCCAGCAAAAGCGCCTCCTGTTGCTACAGTGACACCCCAAACAAGTGCTCCTGAGACAAAAGCAACAGCGTTTTGTTTCTTTTTATACTTATCGAAACGCTTTTCGATATATCTAGCCTGTGCTTCTTGGATATCATCCTTATCTGCTTGGATGATTTCTTCTTCTTTATCCATCCTGTATAACTCATCGCATAGGTGATGAGCAGTAGGTGCGTATTGCGGATATATTTTAAGCAGAGAATCGCTCATCTCTTCATCATGAGGTTGCCATTCTGGAAAGCTGCTTATGTACATCTCTTTACTCGACGGTATTATCATATTCAACCTTTATTATAACGCCAAATTGGCGTAAATAAAGCGTACCAAAATAAGGTTTAGTTAAGAATATGAAGGTTTTTCTAGAAAAATGGTTGTTGACACAAAATCTCGCTCTCTTTATACTGTAGTCACTGGTTGAAACAAACTATTCGCAGTAGCAGGGAGCCAAAACTCCCTGTTTTTTGGTTGACAAGACTTCTGTACCCTGGGTCTTGGAGAGAGCTCAATCGGGCTCTCTTTTTTTATGCCTATTTCTCAGTAAAAACGATCTTTGGTCCGTCTTTTGGTGTTTTTGGTATAGTTACATTTAAAGAAGTGCTGGTTGTTGTAGCAGTTGTAGCGGTTGTAGCGGTTGTAGAAGATGTGGAGATAGGCGCTGTTTGCGTTGTTTCTTCTGAAGCTGAAGGAGCAGACGGAGCTATAGATATTGCTAGCGTTGTGATTTCTCTAAATCTTTCGCTTATTTCCTTGTCTTTGGAAGGAGGAGAAAAAGAAAAATAACATTCTAAATTAGGAACTAATGCATCGCTTTGTTGATCGAAAAGGGTTTGGTATTTTACGATCTTCTTTTGTATTTCAGTAATAGCTAATTCGGTTTCAGCTCTTTCCTTTTCTCCTGTTCCTCGATTTTTCTTTAGGAAATCTTGCTTTCCTTTCAATCTGTCTATTCGGCTTTTGGCAGATCCACACACTTTTATGATTGCATTTACGTTTTTTCTCATGTTGTCTATATCAACGCAATCTTCTCCTAAACTAGGCGTTAATAAAGCTCCTATTCCAATAGAGCTGAAAGCAAACGTTTTTATTGGAGAAACTGCTAAAAATATTGCTGTTGCACCACCAATTACAAGACTAGTGGCAAAAGAAAGAATAACTCGTTTTGTTTGCTCTCTTTCTAACTTGTTAAATAATTCTCCAGACAGTTTACAGATTTTATCTTGCGTGTTTTCATCTGCATCTTGAAATGCTTTCTCAGCTGTATCTAGAAGTTTAATTGTAGGACTCACAGTGGGCGAGTCTAAAAGAGGATTCATGTTTTTTAAAAACATATCCGAATTACTTGGACTAATCATCCTGTCTCTCCTGTTTAGGCCACATTGGCAAGAGACAATCTATCAAATCTTTCACCCACTGTAAATATTAAATCATTATTTTATTTACTGAAGAAAGGGATTTTTATTCCAGTAAATAATTTAGTGGGTTGTATGACGGATGTTGCGTCAGGGGTTGGGTTGGTTTGGTCGGTGATGATTTCCCAATTCTTTGTGGGAGATTCTTTCTTTGGCTGCTCTATGGGCTTTGGCGAGGGCTCCTCTTCGACTTTTGGAAAAGCCTCCAATTTACCCTCCAAGCTGTTTTCTTCCGTGTTTTTTTTTTTTCACGGTTGCTTTGTGTTCCTCAGGAGCTTTTTCTCCTACATGAGTG